GAAGTGCTGGGCCAGTGAGATATTGAAACTGTTATATCCCCGGAAATGATTGAACTGGTTCCAGAATGATTCAACAAACGTGGTGGCATAGTCGCCACGGACGTTGTGGATGGAGCCGATGTTGAACATGATCACATCGACCTGTGCTTTGTTGCGGAGCCAGAAAGCGATCTCCTTCACATCGCCCAGCGTGTAGTTGAACTTCGTGGAAGGGTCGTTGTCGCGCTCCTTTGCTGCCTCTTCAAGACGTGAAATAGCTTTCTCCTGGTTCTCTTTGTCCTTGGCATTGAGACAATAGCCGAGGAACTTCAGGAAGTGTGACTTACCAGAGCCGAAATAACCGTTTATCCAGATGCCGTCGTGCGAATAGTCACGGTCTTTGACGTGGACCAGGATTTCGCACAGGCCATTGAGGATTTCGTCTGTAAAGACGTACTCGTCAATTTCGGTCTCTATTGTTTTAGGGTCAAAGTCAGTAGCAGAAACGGCGGGGTTCACCTTTCTGTCAATCTTTCTCTCGTAGATTTCTTTCAGTATCATAGTCTTATTCGTTTTTATCATTCAACAATAAAGTGGCTCTGTAGGTGTTCTGGTCATAGAGACGGTTGAACAGACGGAAAGAATTGCCGTCCTTCTGTCCGGGATAGAACACAATGATCTTGTAGTCGCTGCTGATGTTGTGCTGCTCATACTTGGCCAGCAAGGTAGATGTGCGCAGATAGGGGTACATCTTCCCCATGCCATAGAAGATGATAAACGGTCTCTGTTTATCATCGTCGATTTCCTTATGCGCGAGGATTTTCTTATGCAGCCGCATCAGGAACTCGTCGCTGTTGGCCTGTTCGGTCAGCATCTTCGTGGCACCTTCTGGGTCGGCCTTGTCTGTATTCAGCACTTCCTCCAAGAAGGTTGTTCCCCAAATTTCCTGTTCCTTCAGGAACTGGATAAACTCATCGTAGATGTCGATGGCCAGCAGGTCGATGAAGTTGTTCGGCCTTTCGAGCGAATCCTTCAGCTCCTTTATCTGGCGTTGTATCTCATATTCCTTCTCCGGCTCATACTGGAACACATAGAAGTTATAGAACAGGTCGCCGTTCTCTGTGTCCTGAAAGCCCGGGTCGGACAGTTTTCTATAAAGCTCGTCTACTGTCATAAGGCATTGATGATATTTTGTATTTCGTACTGTTCAAGAAAACAAGCCTGGAGAAACCAGCTGTCGCCAAGTTCAACATAGATGCGGTAGTCCGAATCCTGTAGCTTCGGGGCCTGCAGCTCCCCGGTCTCATTCAATATGCCAGCCTTGCGCATATAGGTGAGAAAAGAACTGGCCACGCGGTCTTTTGTCTCTTCACTCCAGCTGTCAACGAAGGTATCGTTGGCAGCAATCTCGTAGATTTCGGACATGGCATCGTTCTTTGTCACTGTGCGGTTGGCCGACTTCCATTTCTTCAGTGCCACATTGATGTGAAGGTCGAAGAGTATGCGGTACGTTTTCAGGCAGACGTAGTACATGGCCATCAGCTGCTGCTGTCGGCTCATGTTCTGATACTTCACCCAGAATTGGCTTGGCACTGCATTGTACCTTCTCCTAAATTCGAGTGAAGCCTTGCTGCGTGACTTCTGCGACTTCATCATCATAACATTATTCTCTGACACTTCGCGGCGCATCAGTTCCTCGCTGTTTTCATCCATCAGGAGAGGCAGACAGGCATTCATTTCGTCAATCATAAAACTGCACCCTGTCAGTGCCGCGCTGTATATACTATCTATCTTACTCATTACTAAATTCAGTTGCAAAATTATATACTATAGGCTCAGTCAATTTGAGTCGAATGGTAATTTTCCAATATTTCTTTCAATTCTTCGCAAATTTCTTCTTTCAGGTGCTGAGGACTAAGGACTGTCATACGTTTGCCGTAAGAGAGAATGAGCTGGCGGAGTTCAAAGTTTGGAATGACTTTAAGCATTACAACAGCATTTCCTTTTTCTGTGAACCTGACTAAGTTCTGTGATGGGTGCATCGGCTTGGAGGACACGTAAGGGTACTGCTGGCCGTCTACTTCGATTAAGACTTCCTCGACCTTGTTCTCCTCCGTTCCTAAACTTACGCCTATCACATCCCTGTAATATTCCTCGAAGTTATATTTCGTGTTTGGAATGAACTTTACAGAAGACTTTTGTATTGTGACGATTCTGTCAAGGGCAAAAGTCGTAATGTTATCGAATTTTGCATTATATCCGAGTACGAACCAGCGGCAGTTGTACTGTTTGAGGAAATAGGGGTGTATCGTCTCTTCCATCCTTTCAGGATTGTTGTAGGGGCGATACTCCACGACAATAGGCTGGTGTGAACGGATATACTCATGTAGGAGTGCAAAATGTTCCATCCCCCTAAGTTGTGCGTTATCATCATACGAAATGATAGATTCAGGATTTTTGCCCATGTTAAGCGACACCCTTAAATGTGCGCTCACTTCCTCAATCCAGCTGAAGCCAGACTGCCCCTTGAAGCGTTCCATCACTTCAAGTGCGCCGTAAACCTTCATAATCTCCTCTTCCGAGAGAGGATTTTTGAAGATGGAAAAATCCGGGTCTCGGTATGAATAATAAAGGTTACGGCCAGAGCGTCGGCAGTCAATAGCCTGATGCCAGCGGTTGGCAATATCCACGAAGTCAGTACGGATAGTGTTAGGGGAAGTAACGAGACGGAAACCGTGAAGGTCAAGCGCATCATTGCACTCCTTCATAATCTGCTGCACAGTGCGGCCTCCCGGATGCCGCAAGCAGCGGTCTATTACGATTTCACGTATAGCTGCATTCTTTACGTTAGCCATATATTTTCTGCCTTAGGTTATCGGGCATTTTCCATATTAAATATGATTGTGCGCGAAATTGAGCACAAAGTTATACAAAAAACTGGATAAATAGGCAAAAACTAACTAACTAATAAGCAAATTTAACTAATCGGCGCAATTTGGCTGAGTGTATATGTCCTATATTTGCAAAAGTTATAATAAAGACTGATAGATTGATACATAATAAAACACTACATGAACAGCTTAAACACAAAAGTCCATATTAAGGCTGCAAGAAGGACAAAAGTCATGCAAGCAGCGGCAGACTTACAGGCGCAGAAAGATGGATATTATTGCGCTTCCTACTTAGGAAGATATGGCAACACCTTTGTCTATGGCAGTAGGCATAGTGACACTATTCCACGTACTTTAGGAATGCCAAACATCATTTTCTATCAGGAAGGTAAATGTTGGAGTAGTCATCAGGGCTTCTATAACCAGTTGCGGGACATGGTTTGGTATAAACATGACGTTGGACGCAAGATATTTGGCAATATCAATGCGAGATTCGCAAGAAGCGAGAAACTGACAGAAAACGAGAAGTTGCTTGTCTGTATTCATCGTGGGCAGAAGACCCACCCGATTGATATAGAGATTGTCTATGACTATCTGGAAATTGCGGCACGTTTGGGCAAGCGTTTAGAGCCAGTAGTCGGCGATAAGGTTTGCCCTTACTATCTGAGAATTGTTTAATGATTGCAGCTTATGTTTGTACCAATACCCGGAGAAATTATTATTTTCCTCATAGTATTAGCCATTGGCGGATTGCTCTTATATGGGGCTGTGATTGTCGTTGGTGTTCTTGTAATGCTCATCCTTTCCCCTAGGAAAGAACATTTTCCCTCCCTTTTTGGCGACGATAAAGCGTCGGACACGAAGATTACATGATACCACCCAAAGCTATTGGGTAGGTGTCATGCTGCGGGAACTTCTCACAGCCGATGTAGAGGGTGTCGAAAGCATCCGTGCCGTCGGTGCGGTGTTCCAGCAAGTCCTCTTCTGATTCCGGCTGCTTTTCCATTGACTTGTTCTTGCGGAATCCGTTTCTTCCTCGCTCAACTCCAGCGGATTGTATAGCGAGGATAAGGTCATCGTTGTTCTGACGGTTGAAGAACGGCATGAGGCGCTGCTTTCCGGCAAAGCCCTGGTTGATGAGCAGGTACTTCTCATCATGGTGCATCGGATTTCCGAGGTACACGTCCACGACTTGCCAGCCGTGACGTTCAAACTCATGGACGACGACATAGCGGAAGTCCTGGTCGTTCACGGCATAATTAGAGCCTAACGCCGTCGTGTCGTAGTAGTACACGACCGTCTTGTTCTGGTGGTAGGCGTAGTATGCGCAAAAATCTTCGACCAAAGCGGGGATTTTCCGCTCGAACTTCACATAGAACGATTTGAGGACGTTCAAGCGGTTTCCGCTTGGCTGTCCGGCTACAATCCAGTTGATATTTGCATTGTAGTCCATGCCAATGCAAATAGGGGCCAGAGGGTTGATGTCCTCGTCGGCCCTGCTGTCAAGACAGCCGCCAATGGTGCTGAACTGCGACGCTGCCTTGATGTCGTAGTTCTGCTGGCTTGTTTCCTTCAGGATTCGGTCATAGCCCAACTCATCGAGGTAGGCGAAGTTGGAAGCATCATACTTGTGGTACTCCTGCATAGACGAATAGAAGCCGTCGTGTGTGATGCCGATGCGCTGACATAGGATAGAAGTCTGAAACGTCTTCGGTGTCAAGTCGCGTTTCATTTGCCGCAAGTATTCTTCGCCGAGTAGCTGCAAGTTCTCAATGGTGCTGTACTCCTTATAGTACACGGCCACGGAGCGCATCTTATTGAGCGACTGGTCGAGCCATTTCAGATAGCCGCGAAGGTATTCAGGAACAGGCTTGTGCTGCTCCTTCAGTTCGGCGATGTGCTGCTTGGTCTGCCAAATCTTGAAGATTGTGCCTTGAATTGTCTCTATCAATTCAGGATCCATCTTCTCGCGGTAGTGCAGGAACCATGACCCTTTTTGTGTCTGGGGCATGTCGGACAGCACCATCATGGAGTGATTGAACGAGTGATGCCCGAAGTACGAGCGAATGCCGCCGTTGGCGGGCAGCGTCTCGTCCTTCAGTTTGTTGTAGTCAATGAACTTGGCTTCGTCAATAAGAAGCCACGACAGCGTAAGAGAGTTGCTGGAGCCAGGCCTGTCCTGACTGATGATGATGGCCACTGAGCCATTGTAGAACGTAATGACATGCTCATAGTCGGCAGGCTCAGTGATGGGCTTTGCAAACGACTTGGGCGGTTTGCGCCCAACGACATAATGGATGCCGTTGATGTAGCCCCACCTTTTCCATGCGGCCAACAGGCCGGGGATGGTGTTGGTCAGGCCATGCTTGAACGTCGGTACCACGATGCCGCCTGTACTGCCCGGCATACGTTGCATGTTGCGCAGCACAAAGGGTGATGCTATGGAGTCCGTCTTACCCGTGCGTCGCCCGGCCACAATCACCGTTGTCTTGGCACCGATGTACTGTGCCAGGAGCTGGGGCTTGTTGAAATAGACTCGCTTCTCATGGAGCTTCGCCTCGATGTCCCATTCTGCAATATGCTCAGGCTTCTGGATCATTTTTAGGCTCGTCGAAAATCTCCTCAAAGTTCATGTCGGCAGACTCATATTCGATATTGAGCGTATCAGGATGCGACACACCAAGCTCCTTGGTGAGTTTCTTGATGCGCTCTTCGATATTCGGCACGGGATTGATGCCCACCACTCGCGGGTCGGTTGTGGGAAAGAACGGCTGCACGACAATCATGTGATACGGCACGGCTGTCTCATCCTCCACATCGATGCGGTTGTACTTCGCATACGAGGTGGCCGCTTTCTCCATTGTCTTCGTGTCCTTGCGCTTCTTGGCCATCTGATACGTTTCCAGTATCATCTCGTTATACCGCCAGCGGTGGTAGTCGCGGGTGGCCTCAGAGAGATTGGGCAGCAAGGACTTGACAATCTTCAGGTCAGCGTATGCCGTTACCTTGGAAATGGTGTACCGCTGCATGATTTCCTCGACAAACTGGCGGTCTTTCGCGTCGGGGTTGGCGATGCACCACGTCACCATGTCGCGCAAACGCAGGATGTGCTCTATTTGCGTGACAGCATAGTTCTTTGCCTCTAACTCCTCCTTGGAGGTGTAGAGGTCGGCACGGGCGATATCTATGATGCTTGGCAGTGGCATTGCTTACTCGTCATCTTCCATGTCCATGAGATTGCGCTGCGCATTCTCCAGTGCGAGGGGACTGCCGACGTAGGCAAGTTGCATTTCCTGATGCAGCAGCTTCACCTTGGAGGAAGCTTTGCCTTTATGGTATCTCTTACTGACTTCAGTAGAGCGGTCGGCAATGTCCTCACGCAACTGTTCGGCTGGCACGTCAAGTATGACGGCCATGTCGCTTATTTTCAGATAGATTGAAGCATATTGTTCAATCTGTTCTAAAACTTCATTTGTATATTCAAGATTCATTGATGCGCTGCTGGAATAAGTCGTAGAGAGGCACTGAATGGTTATCTATGAGGTCAGTCACCTGGGCATGGAGCGTGTCGAATATGGCTCTGTCCGTTGAGACAAACGCCGATTCGTGGCGATTGCCACGGGTCAGGTTCTGCGACGTGATGACCGAGACGGCTTGCCCCGTCTCGGCCAGCACCAGCAGAATCTTGGAGTGGTTGTCAGTGAGGAAGGTACGCTGTATGACCTGTGTCATGAACGACCAGAGCTTCAGCGTCTTGTTCGTGGCCTTATGGTCAAGAACCAGGTTAAACTCACTGACGCGGCCCGACTTCTCAATGAAGAATAGCCGTCGCAGAAACTCCTCGGAGATGGAGAATGAAGTCTGCCACACTTTGGCCGTGCCTACCTGTTCCAATATCCATTCGAGAAGGTCTGCGACCTGAACGGCATTGGAGAGGTAGGCTTGTGAAGCACACTCTGAGAGTGGCTTCAGCACGTCGGCCATTGATGCGGTGCGCTTCATGCTTTCTTGTCGGCGGCTTTCTTAGACGATGCCTTGCGAGTGTTTTTCTTGGCCGTAGCTTCAGGCGCAGGCACTTCAACCGTCTCGTCTGCTTCAGCTGGCGAGTCGGTTGAAACTGGGGCAACCGTCTCGGCTTTTCCTAAAGCCGTGTCGGTTGGCTCTTCTGTGGGAGCTGCGGCGGAGCCGTCGCCTACAGTAACTGTTGCGCCAGCAACATAGTGGTCGTAAGCATCCCAGTTCTCATGCAGCTTCTTGTCAAGCGCAATGATTTCCTTCAGGAAGGGGTAGCGCTCGCTGTCCGGGCAAGTGGCATCGGCAAGGCTCAGCGAGCGCAGCTTCAGATGCAGCTCGCGCATACGGTGCACGATGTCCAGGTTCTCTGCATAGAGCACCTTGATTTCGTCCGGCAGTGAATCGTGGTCGGCACGTTTGCCAGCCTTGAAGTCGGCAAACTCCTCCGACTTGCCGTTTACTGCACTGTCCGGTTTGATGACCTTTTTCACAATGGACTCCACCTTGGCTTGCATCTCCTCCACCTGCTCATGCGTGAGCTGCTGGAGGCGGAAATTGAGGTACTTCTGGAGCTGCCCCTTGATGAACTCGGCCTTGCCTTTCGGGTTGACCGAAATGTTATGGTACATAATCTTGTTGCCCGACAGCTGGAGCAAGAGGATGGCACCTTCGTTCCAGTCCTTCTGTTCGTCGGGCGTGTTCAACCACTCCTGAAGATGGGCGGTAAATTGAGGGTCTTGTTTCATAATAAATGGCGTTAATGTATTACTATAACTTATTGTTTATTCCGCTGAAATACAGTATATTCTTTTTAAAATCTTCAAGTGCAACTTTCATCGACTTTAACGTATTGCCAGTGGTCACAAAATCATCGAAGCAAATGATATTCTGTTCCTTGGGAACATAGTTGACCGTGAAGACTGCGTTCATGCGCTGTCGTGTATGGCAGCTGCATACATCTTCATAGAAGGGGATTCGCAGACGTTCTGCAATCCCCTCCGAGATACGTGTGGCGAAGTTTTTCACCATGTGTCTGCGCTTTGGCGAGGTGATGATGCACCAGCCGCCTTTGCCCAGATCAGGGCCGAGCAGTTCGCCAATGAGCCTTGCCATATTGTCGGCGAAGAACGGCACCATTGCATCGTCGCCCTTGATGTCGGTCAGGGTTCGCCCGTAGACCGACTTCTGCCACAGGGCGATGAAGTACAGCCCTGCGCGGTGGCGTAGATACGGCTTCGTCGTGAAGTCACACCGGGCTTCTACGGTCTTGTCCCAGCCCTTGCGCTTCTTCTCGGCGAAAAGGTCCTGGCCTTTTGGCCGTCCGTTCTCCCTGCCATGGGCGGCTTTCAACTCGCCCACGGCAAGGGAGAGGTCAGGCGGCGCAATGTCCTTCAGGACTTCGCCGAGGTCAAGGGCGTTACGTCCGTCCATGGGCTATCAGGCATCGACTCCGGGCAGCGTGC